TTCGCCGACGGGTCCGCTGGCTTTCGCAAGTACAAGAAGACCTTGATTGAGCAGACGATCGAGGTCGAGTGCGTCGAAGACCCAGGCGTCAGCGTGGGCGCGTCCTTTACGCTGGACCACACCAACCTCAAGACGGCAGACACGATCGAGTTTCTGGTCACGAACGTGGCTCGCTCGGAGCCGCTCGACGGAATCAAAACGTTCACCGTGTCCGCGACGCGGTACAAGACCCAGTCCTGATACAGAGGGTGAATAGATGGCCATCGATCTTGGCAAGGACTCCGCAGCTCCTCCGTTTGGCTTGGACATCATCTCGGCGACGTTCACCGAAGAGTGTGAGGCCGTCGATGTCAGCAATCGCAGCAACATCAGCGGCGCAACCGGCGGAGCCGGCTATCGCGCATTCGATGCCGGATTCAAAACGCAGACGTGGGAGATCGAGTGCCACGACGTGACTGGCGTGATCGCGTCGCTCGAGAGCAACTCGCTCACGAGTAATTTCATGATTGTGTCTGTAACCGAGAACGCGGCGATCGACGGACCAGTGACCTACACCATTACCGCTCGGCGGGGGTGAGGCTTGGCTATCACGCTCGGCAAAGATGCCACCCTGACGGTGGGAACGAGCGTCACGAGCGTGCGCAACGTCGAGTGGACCGCCACTGCGCGGACGCTCGACGTCGAGGAATACGGCTCTCGGTATGCCACAGCCTATTCCACCGGCTGGGACGCTTCGGTCTCATTCGAGGTGCTTGAGTCGTCCGAGTGCCAGCTCGCCAGGCTGATGGCAGGTGAACTGGTCGCCATAAGCGGCGGCGGCGGCGGTTGGTCCTTCAGCGCGATCATCACCAGCGTGTCGGAGTCCAATCCGCTTGACGGTGTGACCAGCTACCAGGTGGAAGCTCGGATGACGAGGGCCAGTTTGAGGTAACCATGCAAGAGTTCAAGGACGACGAGGGCCGGCCGTGGAGACTCGCACTTACAGTGGCTGCGGCGCTACGCGTGCGAGAGATGGTCACTGTCACGGTCGACGAGCTGAACGCAGAGGGGATGCCGACCGGCAAAAAGCTGACCAAAGCATTTGACATCGTCGACATCGCATCAATCGCACAGACGCTGCAGGTCCTTCGCAGCCAGTACGCCACGACTGGCGAGGTGCTCTACGCGATCCTGGTTGCACAGGTCGAAGATCGCAAACTGACCAAGGAGCAGTTTTTGGACGGACTGCGTGGTGACTGCCTTGACGCAGCGACCAAGTCGCTCGAGGAGGAACTGATCAGTTTTTTCCCCCAACGCCTCCGTCGGATGGTCGCAACTCTCGCCCGCAAAATGCAGGAAATCACGGGCGAGCTGCTGGACCAGGCGGAGGCGAATCTGGCAACGATGGTCACGACAGTCAAGTCTGGAGAACAATCTGGGAAGCTGCCGGCATCCTCGGAGTGCACCCAGGAGACTGGACACTCCGACAGCTCATCGCCGCCCGCACGGCGCGGCTGGAGCACGACTGGTGGCACACGGCCAACCTCATCTGCCTGTACCACAACAATCACCGTGGAAGAGGCAAGCCCGCACGAAAACCTCATGACTTCCACCCCTTCGTGAGTCGGCCAGCCGCCAGACAGGCTACGCCCGAGGAGATCGCCGCACTATTCGGCCCTGACTGGCACAAGGTGAGAACATGAGTGCTTCAGCAGTCCGGATGGGTCGTGCGTTCGTTGAGATCGGCGCGGACGCGTCGAAGCTCTACAGCACGATCGCCCAGGTCAACAAGCGCATCGGCCAGATGGGGGCGAACCTGCGGCAGGTCGGCGGCCAGATGGCGGCCGCCGGTGCCGCACTAACCGCTCCCGTCGTCGCCGCCGTCGGCGCGGCATCGCGGTTTGAAGACGTGCTCCTGTCAATGCGTGCGTCGACCGGTGCGACTGCCGAGCAGCTCGACGCTGTGCGGGCGGCTGCCATGACCATGAGTGCAGCTCTCGGCATCGGGCCGACGCAGGCGGCTCAAGGATTTTTGGAGCTGCTCAAGGCGGGCGTGTCGCTCGAGCAGGTTCTGGGCGGTGCCGGCCAGGCCGCCGTGCAGTTCGCGAAGGTCGCACAGATGGACGTGGCGTCGGCGGCAGTCGTGATGGCCGACGCGATGAACGTGTTCGGTGTCACAAGTGCCAAGGCCGCCGACACGCTCTCCGCTGCCGCAGACGCGTCGAGCACGTCGATCGAAGGCATAGCGCTGGCGATGTCACAAGTCAGCGCCGTAGCCGGCCTCGCCAACCAATCCATCGAGGACACGTCGGCGGCGCTTGCGCTCCTGGCAAACGCCGGCATCAAGGGTTCCGATGCAGGCACGTCGCTCAAGACGATGCTGCAACGGCTTATGGCTCCCGCCGACGAAGCCGTTGACGCGCTCGCAAGACTCAACCTCACGGTCGATTCATTTCGCGACGCCGAAGGCAAGATGCTGCCAATGGTGCAGATCATCGGCCGGCTCAATCAGGCCATGGCCGGCATGGACCAAGCGGCCAAGGACGACGTCTTCCGGCAGATCTTCGGATCGGATGCAATCCGTGCCGCGGCGGTGCTGACCACGGCAGGTGTCGATGGCTTTGCGGCGATGCGCGATGGCATGGCTGGCGCGCTGTCGGTTGCCGACAAGTTCGGAGTCACGATGGGCGGATTGAGCGGCACGGGCCTCGGGCTGTTGGCGTCGCTCGAGCGACTTGCCATCGCCATTGGATCAGCCTTGTCGCCATCGCTGACGCAGGCGTTTGTGACGCTGTCGCGGTTCGCCGAAGGCGCGGCGGCATTTGTGTCGAACAATCAAGAGACGATCGCACTGGTCGCACAGCTCACGGCTGGATTTATCGGCTTGAGCGTGGCGATCTACGCCGTTGGCGGCGGCCTTGCTGTGGTCTCCGCGACGGTGAGCGCGCTCATGTCGCCGATCGTGCTCATACCTGCACTGATCGCCGCTGCGGTAGCTGGTCTGGTCGCTTTTACCGGAAATTGGTCTGCACTAAGCGACGCAGTCGCCGACGCCGACCTCGTCGGTGCCGTCGAGGTGGTGATAAACAGCATCTTGAACATTTTCACGATGGCCGGCACGCAGCTGTACGTCGTGTGGGATCAGATGTGGAGCAATGTGGTCCAATCAGCGAACACGGTTGGCGCTGTGCTCACGGGCATCATGGATAACATCTTGAACGGAATCATGGCGTCCTGGGATGCCATGGTGGCGACCGTGCAAACGTCATGGAATTACGTGCAGTCTTTTCTGCAAAAGGGCTACGACCTTGCCAAAGAAAACGAAAAGGTCGACAGCGAGATGGCGGCTAGGGCCAGACAGCGCGAACAGGACCGGCCAGGCGTGGCAGGCAGGATGGCTCAGGCTGACAAGGAGAATCAACAAACTGCGGCCGACTCCGACCGTCGTGTGAGAGCGGCTCAAGATGCCGCACAGGACAAGGTTCAGGAGCGCGCGGACAGTGTCGAGCGACGCCGACAGCAGAGAGAAGCCGACAGAAAGGCCGCTGCAGAGGCCAGGAAGCCAGCACCAGGGGCCGAGCCGGCGCCAGCGTCGAATCCGGCACGCGACGCGGCCAATCGTCAGGCTGAGGACCTGTCGAATCCGAGCGTGGCTGCCGACTCACAGCCGGCCGACGCTTCGGCCATGCAAGCCGGAATGCAAAACGAGGAACGTAGTCGCACGGACATAGCCGGCACGTTTTCGGCTGCTGCGATCGGCGGCCTCGGCGTCGGATCAAGCCTTTCGCAGCGCCAGATCGACCTGCTTACGGCTATTGACAAGGGCATCGTCAAACTTGTCGACCAAGGCACAGACGCAGTTGCAACGTAGGTAGAGCCATGCCGACATACACATGGGTCGAGGACCGCGCCAGCCGGTCGGCGACCATTCATCGACTCAACAGGCGTTCGCAAAACACGTACAAAAAGTCGTGGAAAATATTCGGCACTGACGACGACATTGCGGTGCACGCAGACGTCAATTTGACGCTGTGGACCACCTACATGTTCTGGGAATACCCCGGGCAGCCGCTGAACAGGCTGCAAGCCGAGAGCTACACGCTCGAGTACCTCGGCGACAAGGCGTGGCAGCTGACGGTGACCTACGTCAGCCGAGGCGCGGACGATGACACGCAACCCCAACCGATCCGTCGGTCGAGGTCCTTCGACACCAGCGGCGCAACGACGCACATTTCGCAGCAGCCGTCGTATGGTGCTGGCTCAGCCCTTGGCGGCCGCACTACGTCGCAAGAAAAGCGATACCCAGTCGGTGGAGACTCACCGGCACCAGACCAGCAAGGCGCAATTGGCGTCGACGGCGACACTGTCCAAGGTGTGGACATTGTCGTACCAGCGCTTCAATGGACTGAAAGCTATGACGTGCCGCACCAGTACATCACTGACGATTACGTCAAGATCGTGTCCAGCTTGACAGGCACCACGAACAACCAGGCGTTTCGTAGCTTCCGGGCCGGCGAGGTCTTGTTTATGGGAGCGAACGGCTCACAGGATTGGGACGAGGAAAAGGGCAATAGTCCGTGGTCGCTATCGTTCAAGTTTGTGGCGTCACCCAATGCAGACGGCACGACGCTGCCGACCCTCACCATTGGCAGCATCACTGGCATTGAGAAAAAGGGCCATGAATACCTGTGGGTGAGGTACTGGGATCAAGTGGTCGACGCGACGTTGTTAAAGCGGCCCACGCACGTGTACGTCAATCAGGTCTACCCCGAGGCCGACTTTAGTTTGCTTGGAATCGGAGTCACCTAGTGCCTACTCGTCGTGACGGCCGGGTCGAGCCAGGGCAGCCTGTGCGGACGGCGTTTTCGGCCGGCGCATGGAACCGCGCGCAGGATGCGGCGGACGTCGTTCTTGGTCAGCGCGACGGGTTCGACGCAGATGGCCCGATCTATGGCAGCGCCCCGTACACGGCACTGCCGTGCAAAAACGTCAGCGGCCAGACCGTGCCACGCTGGGGCGTGCTGGCGATCACCGGGCTGGAGGTCGCACCAACTGGCGTTACAGGGCCGGCCACGGCCCAGTACGAGCAATCACCTGTCCTGAGGGGCAGCACGCCAACCACGTCGACCAACGATTTGTTTGGCGTCGCCGTGGAGCCAATCGCCAATAACGCAATCGGCAGGCTGGCTGTGGATGGCCTTGTTCAGGTCAAGCTCGAGGTCCGCAACGCGGCAGATGCCACGGCCGGCCCGAAGGCGTCGACGGCCGAGCTGCAGAGCGGCGGAAACGGTGCGGCCATCATTTACAAGGAGTCCGGGACTGGTGCGAACAAATGGGCACTGGTGCGGATTGGCGCAGGGAGGGGCACCGTGCGACTGGGAACCGTCGCCGCAACGTGGAGCAAAGGCGCCACTGCCACGGTGACGCAACAAGCCGGGGACGGCACGGCGTTGTCACCGTCCACCACGTTCACGGCCACCAACTATTTCGCCACGGTCACTGTATCCAGCGGCACGCGACGGGTGGCGTGCGCGTTGATTGACAGCACGTGGGTACTGATTGCGGCGGAGTGTGCGTAATGTTTTTGGGATGCTCGCCGTGTTGCAATCCTTGCACAGGAGACTGGAGCGTAGCCACCGATGTGATAGTGGAAATCACGGCCAACGATTACCTTTTGCAACGCACGCGAATCTACAACACGCAGAGCGAGTTTGGAACAGCAACGCAAAAAGAGTCTGTGGCCGCAAAAACGTCAATACTCGACGGTACGCATTTTTTGACGCGCATCGGCTCTCTTGGAGCGTTTACCAGGTGGTCCGTTGAAGTGCAGGGACAGCCTTCAGGGTGCGGAGCGGTAACTATTGTTGTGGATGTGTACAACAATCCAAGCACCGCGCCGACAAATCTGTTTTATGCATTGCAACTTCTAAACGTGCGGCTTATTGGAAAAGCGGAAAGGCAGTATAGCAGCGGGCAGTTATCGTGCGGCAATCCGCAATACTACGACATTGGCACCATAGGCGGGTGCACGTCCTCGTCCGCAGACTGCTCTCAAGCGTCCAATGCAGTCAACGACAGGTCTGTTGTGTCCCAGTGCATCAACGGGCAGTTCACAAACCCAATGCCGTACGCTCCATTGTTTGGGCAGCCAGGCTTCTCCATCGGTTCGGATTGGCAGCTTATTTCAAGCGTGACTGATGCAGACACGACAATGAATAGCGTTGTCGTTCAATCAGTGGACATCGTCCTCCCATGACGGCCTGCGCGTTCTTATGCACTGACGCCGATCACATGCATGACTGCACGTGCAACCGGTGCGGCCGTCGCGTGCGCGTCCGTCGGCTGCCGGTGAACGCAGAGTGTGCACCCGCTCCCGGCCTTGGTGATCGCGTCGCCGCCGCGCTGGACTCCGCAGGCATCACCAAGGAACGTGTGGCCGCTGCGCTAGGCGTCAAGGACTGCGGATGCCAGCAGCGCCAGCAATGGCTCAACGAGGTTGGCTACAGAATCGGCATCGGCACACCAAACCCTGACCACACCGGCACCACGGATTTGGACGCACATGGATAAGGTGGTGGCATGGCGAGGCGACAGCGGACGATCGAGATCGCCGGTGCCAAGTGGCACATCGTCCGGGCGCGGCTGCGCAATCTCTACGGCCTGTGCGACTACGCCACGCGCACGATTAAGGTCGACTCCCGCCTGACCGGCACCGACTACCTCGACACGCTCCTCCACGAGCTGATCCACGCAAGGTGGCCCGACATCTCGGAAGAGTCGGTGTCTGAGTTTGCCGGCATGCTCACCACCGTCCTCGAGCAGGAGGGCTTCCGACGTGACGAGTGACGACACGCCGTCGATCATCGACCAGGTGCTTGCCGTCGCGGCGAACAAAGGCCCCGGGTACGCGCCGTGGTACATGCGGCTACCGGAGGACGACCTGCGGCAGCTCGAGGAGCTGCGTGATCGGTGGCGTGTCGGCCAGGTACCAATGCACAAGCGGGCGCTCGCCCGTGCCATCGTCACCGTGTGCCAAAAGCTCGGCCACGACATCTGCGGCATCCAAGGAGTCGAGGCGTGGATCGGACGACGAAGCCACTAGCCGACGCCGTCCTGGCCGAGGCGGCAGCCGACGTGCCGTCGGGCAGGGACGCCGAGCAGATCACGCAGCGCACCGACGGAGACACCGTCGAGGCTAGAAGCGTCTCGCGCACGATCCGCACGGTCGAGGACCTGCTATCGCACATCGAAGCCGACATGACCAAGTACGAGGTCGCGGCGTCCGAGGCCACGAAGTGGGAGGGCATGAGCGTCGACCGGGCGACCGGCCAGCCTGTGGTGACCGAGTTGTTTCGCGTGTTCGTGCGGCTCAAGCCGCGACCCGGCCCGGGCGTGCGTGAGGTCGTCGAGGCGATGATCGCGGCGGCCAGCCGAGACATCGTGCGGCCGTCCCGGCCGAAGACCAAGTCGGTCAAGGGCGACCGCTGGGCGGTGCTCGTGATCGCGGACCCGCACTTCGGCAAGTACGCGTGGGCTCGCACGACAGGCCAGCAAGACTACGACGTGGGCATCGCGGCCACGCTCATCCGCCAGGCGTCGCAGGAGCTGCTGTCGATCGCCGCATCCATGCGTCCGAGCCGGCTGACAGTGGCCACGCTCGGTGACGTGTACCACTACGACACGCCGAGCGGCACCACGACGAGCGGCACGCCGCTCGAGCGGGACGGCCGGCTCCAGAAGATGATCCAGATCGGCACCGACGAGCTGCTGCGGGTCGTGCACCTGGCCGGCGACATCGCCCCGACCGACGCGCTCGCCGTGCACGGCAACCACGACGAGACGCTGACCTGGGCGTGGCTGCGGATCCTCCAGGAACGGTTTCGACGGGACCGCCGCGTGCGGGTCGAGGACACGTTTTTGCCCCGCAAGTACCTGCACCACGCCGGCAACCTGCTCGGGTTCTGCCACGGCCACAAAGCCAAAAAGCGGCTGCCGCAGCTCATGGCGCTCGAGGCGGCGGAATTGTGGAGCCAGTGCCCCTACCGCGAGATCCACACCGGGCACTACCACCAGCAATCCGCCGAGTGGAGTCGGCCGATCGAGACGATCGACGGCGTGCTCGTGCGGGTGGCCCCTGCCCTGTGTCCGCCGGACGAGTGGCACGCACAGCAGGGCTTCGTGGGCAACAGGCAGGCGATGGAGCTGTTCGTGTACGAGCGCGGCGGCGGGCTGTCGAGCATGCACGTATCGGGACCACCACCAGGAGGACGACGGTGACACTGGACGAGAGCAACGCTGCCCTGCGGGCGGCTGTGACGGCACGACACGAGGGCATGGCAGCGTCGC